GCACCATGATGGTCGATGATGTGTCATTGAAGGTAACAAAGATCGCGGTCGTCCCGGCATCGTTTCGGCCGCATTGGGCCGACGTGACAAAGATGCGTCGCGTGTTCGTAGGGGCAGGAATAATCTGGGTGGCGCCAGTACCGGTCGCGCTATTAGAGCCGCTAACGACATTGCTCGTTGGCGGCTGTTGTGCGCGTGCCCCCGACATTGCGCAGCTGCCGAGCACCAACAAGCCAACGAGCGCAAGGGCCTCGAGCCAAACCAGGCAGACATGAAAGGTCAGGCGAAAGAGCGTCACGACGGCGATACCCCTTTCTTTGGCAACAAGTCGCGCACGATCAGTTCGCGTTCAAGCTTCGCCCGATTGACACCATTGGCGACAAGCAAGCGATCGCGCATAGCCCATGCAGCATCGTCGCCAACGTCGTGGTAGATGCGCATAACATGCTCGGCGAGCTGCCATTCGAGTAACAAACAGCCGCTCCCTTGCTCGATCGGGAGACCCTCGATGATTTTTGCGTCGACGCCGAAAATTTTGTCGACATCGCCGCGTGACTGGTAGTCCCTTGGCAGAGGGCTTACGTGATTATGAGGCCCGCTGCTGGTCGGGGTTGGTCCTTCAGCCATCTGAAAATTCCTCAGCTCATCGTCAGCGCCGAGGCATATCCAGCTGCGAGCGAGGACATGCCCCCCGGCAGCTGCTTGGCGTTCTGCATGGCTTGAAGTCGTCGACGCCGTTCCTCTTCGGTTTCGCCAGCAACCTGACTGCCGATGCTTGGCTGATCCATTAGCGAAGAAGTCGCTCCAGGCACGCTCATCCCAACGGTCAAGCTACTCGCCATCCGTGATCTCCTAAGCAAACGGCAGCGCGGCCAACTGCACGACGCGGTGCCATTCGTTCTTTGCCACGCGATCACCATTGAAGAATCGGTTTCGCCACGCGGCGTCCTTCATCATCAGATCCTTCTGAGCAGTGGCCCAATCATGCTCAGCGCGGGTAACAGTCGTCCGGGTTCTGATCTCGTTGATCTGCTGGTGGGTGAGACCACCTTGCTCGACCAAGCTCGCTAGGAAGGTCTCACGCATCTCGCCCTGACGTCGCGCTTCCTGGTTTGCGATATCGATCGCCGTACCGATGGACTCTGATGCAGGAAACCCCTGACGATGCAGCTCCTGCCAACGTTGCCGGGTAGCGGGTTCTTCCTTGAGCTTTGCAAGGAAGCCAGGCTCCTGAATTTTCGCTTTTATTTCGGCGCGAGCGGCCTCAGGCGACAAATGGCCCGCCAGCAAATCTGATGCACCAGGGCCGGGACCAGGTGCTGCCGTGGATGTTGGTACTGGCGACGGCGCGGCTGCGGGTGCGGCTTCGGTCATTTCGCGGCCTCCGCAAGCTGTTCGGCACGCTCTTGTTCAATTTCGCGGATAGCCGATTTCAGATTTGCGACGTAGTCGGCCGCATATTCGCGCTGTAGCGCCGACCAACGCAGCCGCCGTTGCTCGAGAATACGCCAACCGATCTTTTCAAAGCCCCATTTGCTACTATCCGCGAGCGCCTCAGTCACAAATGATTTAAAACCGTCGAGCCTGAAAGACGCGCGCCAATACGGCACAGAAGGTAAGGCCGCCGAGCACGACACGCGTGCTGCCTCGAACCGCTCATAAGTTTTGCCAACCTCGACAAAAGCGGCGCCGGCGGCGAGCAGCAACTCCTCAAGCTTCTCGATCGCAGCGCAAACTTCCTCAAGGGCTGGCTTGAGTTCTTCAGTCGCCGCGTCACAAGCCGCAATGCGGTCGTCGGCATCCAGCTTGGCAACCCGCGCCTCAAAAAGCGCGCTCCCTTCCGCTAGCGTGACCAAATCGTTTTTCAGATCGGCTACGCGGCGACTAATCTTGCGCACGGCGTCAAGATCGCCGGTGGCAACCGCATCGCTACGCTGTTTATCCGCTTCGGCAATTTGGTCATTAAGCTGCCGGGCATGAACGCCGCAATTGCGCAGCGCCTCGCGCGGATCAGGCTGGCTCAATTTGACCATCGGAATCTCCATTCGAACTGGCAACAGCAACCGACGGGACTGCCGCCGCCGGCGCTGCGCCAATCCCGGGCGCGGGTGCCGACGCCGCACTCCGGTCAAGCCGCCGATTTACAATCCTGAATTCGCCGCCCTGCGCCTGGCCAAGCCTCATCTCAACGCCCTGCCGCACCAGCTCCGACGCGGATAGGCCCTCCTCATGCGCACGCCTCTGCAGCGCCGAGTGGACCTCAGGCAGGAGATGAAATTGCATGCGAACCATCATCTGCATCGGAAGATGGTGACATACCTACGGCCGCACGCAATAGATTCGCAGCGCCGCTGCTCGAACAGAAAAGGACGAGACGAGACGGGACGGGATCTGATAAGATATGTGAGTCAGTCTGTCGCAGGGATGAACAGCAGATCACGAAAGAGCGACTTCAACAATGCAGGCGACGCGATGACAAACAAGCCCAAGAATTTACCTGCGGAAATAGCCGATAAACTTCCAAAACCAGTGCCGCATGCCGCCGATATCGCCAAATTAACCACAGGCCTTGCTACCGCCTTCGCCTCTATTTGGTTTCCGGCGGTAGCTATAGCCGGCCCGATTTTGTCGATCCTCATTGACCGTTACGCCGACCGCCCGCGAGACTTACTGCTAAACGAGCTCCGAAAGGGCCATATTCAGGATCTTTCGGACGAACAGGCCGCAGCCTTCATACCGATGACCTACAAATTCCTCGAAGCCGCCAAGGAGGGCGAATACGAACACAACTTAGAAATCCTGGCTGCCTATCTTGCCGGTGAATTACACCAAGCAGCTCCAGATGCTGCTCAGTTTTCGCGAATGGTGAGACGCGTCGAGGGGTTATCACCGGCTGACCTGCAAGTAATGACGATGATCGATTTATCGCTCTCCGATAGTTCGGCCCCAACATTGGATGAAGGCGCTAGAGGGCACCGTCCGTACATCGCTGCCGCATTTTTAGAAGGTTCGCCGCATAATAGGCATCATCTCGTCCGCATAGCCATACAAGAATCCCTCGTTGATCTTGCCGCGAGAGGTTTTCTGATTACAGACGGAGCAAGCAGAAGCAGCAAGCACGAAGAATACTATTTCCCATCGCAGAGTTTTCGAGAGCTTCTAGGGCGGGCGCGCGACCGCATACGGCGCGATGACTGAGCTGCGCCCACAAACTAACGGCCCGTAAAAATATCCCAGTCGTCGATTCCCCGGGCCACCCCCGACTGCACCCGCTGCGTTGAATGAAATCCGCCAAATTCGCCAGGCCGGTGAGCTAAAGGCTGCGCCCGGCGAATGTCCATACAGAGTATGCGCAGCGCGGACAGCAAATCATCGTCAACCTTGTGCACGAGGCCGTCCACTCGATGGTAGCCGCGATATTCCTCCCATAGCTCGATAAGGTGCTCGGCAATCTTGAGGCGGCCTGTCGCGAAACGATTTTCCATCTCCGCAATGCCGGACTCGAAATTGTAATCGCCGGTCGCCGCAAAGCGCGCATGGCCGCCGAGCATTTTCAGGCCGAGCTTTTTGTAGGTATCGGCAAACTTGGCGCCTGACTCGAACGAACGATTGTTACCGTCGTGCGGCCAGGCGCAGGGCGCGTCCCAGCAGGGATGCTTTTGCATTTCCGATACATGCTGCTGCGGTAGCATGCGCTGCAGCTTCAGTGCGTGCACGACGTAAATCACATCGCCGTCGTCGCGCGACCAGCAGGCCAGCACAGCCGCGAACGGATGCGCGCTGGCCGACATGCCGGCGTGAGAGAAATCCAGCCCCCAAAGCCATGGCCAATTGTCCGGGAACGCGCCCAGGCCATGGCTATGCCTGATCTCGCTCTCGGCGATTTCAAATACACACCCCTCGCCCTGCATATACTCGCCATCAATACGCGTGGCTCGTTCCGAGTCCTTGTACATGGTAACAATTTCCGCCCGTCGCTCCTCGGTGATGTGCTCAGCATCAGCCTGCCGCATGCGCACCTCAGCGGTGCCAGGCATACGGGCGATAAAGCGCTTGCAGATCGCCGTTCGGCCAGGCATCGGGGTCGACGTGAAAAGAATCCGCCCACCAGTTGCGGTCAGCCTCGCCAAACACTCGCCCCAGATGACGTCATCGCCGGGGTCCTCGTCGATTAGCACCTCGTCGACCGCCTCACCCTGGTAGGCCTTCCGATCCATCTCGAATGTCTTGAATCGGATAACAGCAGACAGACCCACCTCGCGCCGCAGATTCACGGTGTCCACGAAATCGGAAATACCGCGCGCCATCGTCGGCCGGCCAACAATGTTGTCCAGCGGAATCATCCCGGTGCCAAGCCCGTCACGCTGACGCACGTCGCCAAGTAACTTCGTTTGCGCCCCGTCACGCGTCATCGTCGACGTCGTGCTCGCGACCCACGCCATATAATCGAACGGCCGCTCAATCTTCGGTGGCTGCAAAAAACGCCGCCCCTGATACCAATCGTCAAAATACAAACCGAGCGCATCAAATGTCAGCTGCGCACAGCCCGCCGTCGTCTTGCCCAGCTGGTTGCCGGCCCGCAGCATGATCTCGCGGGCAATCGTGTTGTGAAACTCGAGCTGTTTCGGATTTGGCTTATAAAAATCGATGCGCCGGTATTTCTGCCGATACTCTTGCTCCGTGTAGAGCTTCTTGGCATGGCGGCGTACAGCGTTCGCATCCGGCCCCTGCTCCTGCTCGCTATCGCCGCTCATGGCCTTTCCTTCACCTCAATGGCAGTGGCGTCAATCGTCACACCGCCCTTCTTCGCATCCTCGAGCGCCAGCATCCGCTCGTAGCGACCAAGGCCGGAGAACCCAAAGATGTCGACCAACTTCTCCTGCACCACACCGAGCGATTTCAGCATGCGCAACTGCGCAACCGCCTCCGCATCGTGGTCCAGGTGATGAACGACGTCGACCGTGTGCCGCGTCTCAATCGGATGCACGCGCGCCAGAATTTCGGTCAGCGCCCGCTCATGCCCCTTGTGGGTCGGATCCTCCACGAGCATCTCAAGCGCCCTGATCGCCCGCGGCGCACACGCCTTGATCCGGCGCTTGTCCTCTTCCTGCAACGCCTCGACCACTCGCGGATCGTGCATCAGCTTGCTCGCCTTCACGGCCATCGACAGCGCCGAACTCTGCGCCGTTCCAAATCCAGCCATCCGCGCCGCAGCCGTCGCGGCCCCAAACCCACGAGGCACCTCATACATCGCCAGCACAAAAGCCCGGCGCCGATCGTCCAACGCCGCCATGGCAGGTCCCCAGCCGCCGTCCGGCGATCGCATCGCCTCGCGGACGTCCCGCGATAGATCGTTGCGCTGCCGCCCCGGCACCGCGCCGCGTCTGCCCTTCACAACCGCTGGAGCTATCCGAGGCCGAGCCATCAGTGCCCCCAAGCCCATACGGGACTCACTGATGAGTCCGCCGACCGAGCGCTACCCACATAGCCGCCAGACCACTGACCGCGCTGTACGGCCACGGCTGAGTCGGGGCGGGGCATGCCAGCAACAGACATCGATCGGACCAGGGGTGAGAATTTGAAAAGCCGGAGCGCGAAAGGCGGGGATGAGGTCGAAAAATCGGCGAGGGCTATTTTCCCCTCCCCCCTAGGTCTTGGCAAAAGGGGACCCAGGCCGCATCCAGGATTTTCCCTGCAATATCGCAATATCCTGGCCACGCACATCGAGCCTGCAACGACCATACCCGAACATGCGTGCGAATATGCAAACCGCTGACATGCGGGAGCTAAATGATTCATAACAAACAATAATTGCTGCAGTATGTGCTGTTTGGTCCCTTCTTTGGTCCCGATCATGTGCATTCAGCCTCAATTTTAGCTCGCCGCAGCTGCTCGAGCTGATGCAGTTGAGACCGGATCGAATCCAACGCAACATCGTTTGCCCACCTGACAGCGTCGGGCCCAGGCATGGCGGCTGCAGATCCAAGCAGCAGCGCACCGCGCGGCAACATGCAGCCGATCGGGATGGCCGCTTCCATCTTGGCCGTCTCGGTCATGAACCGCCGGCGAGCACCTTCGCTGTCTGCATCAGCGGCCATCACCACCTCGAGGCGAGCACGCGCATGCTTCTCCAACGCACGGCATTGCAGCTGAGTGATGCGCTGCCATTGAGCAAGATCCGCGAGCGCGTCCTGCTTGCGCGCCAGCAACAGGGCGAGGGCTAGACTTTCCTGCTGCGCTCGAGCGTCGTTAATCCGCGTGCGGAGCTCCGTGAGGGCCGCCGCAGCGCCTGGCTTCTCCAGGGCGGTTTCCAAAGCAGCGCGCGGTAGAGCCTCCTCAAGGTGGCGCAAGGTGGTTTGGGCCACATGCAGCTTGCCGGCGATGCCCGGGGCGAGCGGCTGAAGGAAATTATTATTTGTGAGGGCTCGCATTTGAGCTGCCGCGATCATGCGCAGCCCCTGCTGCTGCCACGAAGCTCATCTGGAAAATTGATCCCTGATCTTCTGCGCAGCTCAAGTGTAGGTCCCTTAAATAGGGACCTGCACACTTGCGCACTTGCGCAAACATAAGATCTGCCGCTCAGGTCTGTGCAAGTCACCCGCGCAAACTTGCGCAAGTGTTTTTGTGATTCAATATCAAAAGCTTGGCGCGGGTTGGCCGATAGTTTTGCGCAGGTCTGCGCAAGTCTGTTTCGGACCTGCGCAAATCTGCGCGATTGGCGTTTTAACATTTCAAAACTCTTGGTTGTCATCTGAGGGGGTCCAGGATCCATGGACGACATTGTTTGACGGTCCGTCGCTGAAGGGTCCGGGGATAACAAAGTCGAATTTTTTGCGCCTGACCGGGTCCTCCCTGTTCTCGATGTCGAGCGCCTTATTTCTCATCCACACCTTGATCAGCGCTTTGACCTTCTGTTTGTCGGCGGGGTTATCGATTTCGAGGTGCAGGTGGTCGGCGACTGCGCGGCCAAACCACTCCTTGGCCCGCTCATCGGCGCGGTAGCTGCCTCCCCTGGCTAAGTCGCGGGCCTTGTACATGTCGGCCGCGGTTACGCCCTCCATTGCGTCGGGGAATTTCCACGATGCGATGACGCCAATGCTCTCGCCGCACGGCAGCATCTCGGAGAGGTGTTGTAGCCATCGCGTTGCCTGTGGGGGCGACATGTTGGCCTTACCGAGGGGGGCGCTGTCGACACGCAGGTAGCGCCATCGGTCGGGCTCGGCAATTGCTGCCTTCGTGGCCTCGGCCGAGGACATCCCATTGAGCATTCGGACGGACCGTGCGGCCGAAATGATCGAGCTGGCGCCGCGGCCGTCGTCCATCGTTGCCGGGCCGGTATTGCCGATGCCGGGCTTGCGCAGGTGGTGGCCGAGATCGATAGCGATGCTGGTTTTGTCAGCAATCTCGCATATCCCGCGCATAACGAAGTCCATTTCGGTCGGGTTGGACTCGTTTACGAGATGAAATTTGATCAGCGGGTCGAGAATCGCGATATCGATTTTGCGGCGTGTAATCGCAGCCATGAGCCCGTCTTGCACATCGGTATCGATGACCGTGCCACCACGAGGCGCGGGGCGGGCGATCTTGAGATCGTTGAGGACGAGCGCCGAGTCTATGTGCAGGCGATCGCCGATATCGGCGGCCGTGATGCCGTAATACTGACAGGCCGCAACGATCCGGCGCTCCATTTCGTCGACTGGATCCTCGCCGATGTACCAGATGCGCAGCGGCTCGGTGGGCGCATGATCGAGCAGCAACTTCGCGGTCGTCATCGAGAGCATGTCGGCGATCAGGAAGTCGGTTTTGCCGACGCCAGTTCGGCCCATGGTGCTGGATACAAACTTGCGGATGAAATGCGACCCGTAGAGCCTCGGCCTCGGCGCTATGGCGTCGGCTGGCCGCAACACAAATAGCGTTGGGGCGAGCGTTGCCTGAGCGTCCGAGGTCTTTTCGCCGGTGGCGCTTAATTGGTCGGTATCGCCCGCTTCATCCGTCGCAGAGGCCTCCTGCTCGCTCCACTCAATCGCGCCACAGTGTTGCTGGAGATCCTCGGCGCCCCGGCCGGTGGCGACGAAATCGCTGACATCCTTCTCCACGAAGGAAACGATCTTGATCGCGGCGGCGCCAGCGATAGCAGCACGCTCGACCTTCTTTTGTGCGTGCTTGATCCCTTGCTGCTCGCGATCGTTATCGGCCAGCACCACGATGCGGCGCCCGCGGACGTATGGCCCGAGATCGTCTGGAAGCGAATCGGTCACGCCGCCGAAGGTGAACGCCGGCACATTCAACTTATCGAGCGTCTCGACGTCCTTCTCCCCCTCTGGCCAGTAGAGCTCGTCGCCGGCGAGCTCTGGGTCGAATGGGTTCAAGTTCTTCGTGGTGTAGGGCAGCGCCGGCCATGAGACGCCCTTCGGTTTTTCAGGTTGCCAGCGGCCGCCGACGTTGAACCATTGCGTGAACTTGCCGCCGGCTTTTTTGATCTTGACGACGGCCTCAACGCCCTCCGCCGTGAGATAGACATGACGGCGCAGCTCGTCGTGTAGGACCGGAATGGCTGCTGAATTTGATTCCGGCGGGATGATTTGGGCGGCGGGCTTGGGCGGATCCTCTTCGTGAAGTCTGGCCTGGCCGTTGATCTTGTGCGTAGCGCCATTGCTGCGGCCGGGTTCAAACGGATCCATGCCGAGCCGTTCGCGAACGTAGTCCCGACAGGTGATCGGATCGTCGTCGGCGTGGCTGAAAACGATAAAGCCTTCCGGCGCCGTGGGATCAAATCGAACCGCGAGGCTGCGATCCTTGCGGCTGTGGCCTGGCCCAGGGCAAAGCACCTGCTGCCCGGTCACCTCGCCGCCCAACGCCTTTGCCGCTTGGTGGAGGCTCGACAGCATCACTCGCTCGCCAAACGATCGAGGGCGGCGCCGAGTGGTCCGGTCGCTTTACCGCGCGCATCGCGGCACAATGCTTTCCGCAATGTTTCGACGGGGCAGCCGAATTGAAAAGCAAGCGATGCTGCGATCGCGGCGTCGGACGCCATGATCCCCGCAGTCGAGTCGGCCTTGTGATTCCGTAAGAACAATTCGCCGAGCTGGCCATCATCAAAGCGGGCTGCTGTGGCGGTGAAGTTGAGACCACCAACCTCGATCGTGAATGTCACACTCCCGCGGCGGTTTGGCAGCCGTCGTCGCTGGCTAGTCATGACCGGCGCCCGGCGTCGAATGTCATGGTCACGCGCCCCCGGTGAGCAATTTCTCGAGTGCAGCGCGGGGGACGAGGATGCGGCCACGAATCCTCAAGCTTGGGATCTGGCCTGCGGCGACTGCCGCATACGCGACGCTTTTCGAGAGGCCGAGAATCTCGCAGCCGGCCTCGATCACGCTGAAGACAGCCTTGCCGTCGTACTTCGCGGGCAGGACACGCTGCCGCGAAGGGGTAGCGATCTCGCTGGTATCACCATCCATGGCGCAAATCCTCAGGAATTCGTTTGACTGCGCCGCCAATCCGGACTATCAAATACCACGTAATACGACGAATTATGGCGGTTTTGAGCGGCAACTTTCGTCTACTATATTCTAAGATTTCGTCTAGTCAAGACTGGTTGGGAAATGGCGCGCGAGGTTTCCAAGCGACAAATGGGTGTGGCTCTCGGCGACGAGATGCGCCAGCAATTGGAAAAGGCCGCCGAAGCGTCGGGCGCTAGCGTTGCTGAAGAGATTCGCCGGCGCGTGGCTCGGACGTTCGAGGAAGACGCTAAGACGGCGACGATCGATGCGCCGACCCGTGACCTGCACGACAAGATTGCCGCGCTGGCGGAAGAGATCGAGCTCGAGACAGGCTCCGCATGGAGCGCTCATGCTGCGTCGTTCATGGCGTTTCGGCGAGGCGTGCTCGCTCTACTCGGTCGCGTGCAGCCGGCGGGAGTTCTCACGCTAACCGGAGCCGCCCCGCCGCCTTTTGGACCTCGCCCACATCAATCCGAGCCAACCACTGATCCGGATGAGATAGGCGTGGTGCTGGCGACTCGCGTCCTGGAGACTTCATCGCCAGAACACCGCCGTCGCTTGCGCGCCGCGATGGAGGATGCGTTCAAGCAGATCACTGCTATCCACGAGCGTCGCGCGCGGGGTGAGAGCAATGGCAAATAAGCGCCGGAATTGGTCGGAGGGGTCCATTGTTGCTCGAGGCGCCGACGTTTGGCGGCTGCGCTATTGGCACAACGGCAAGCGCCACAGCGCGACCGTCAGCGGCAGCAAGGCGGATGCCCGGGAGGCACTCCGGAAGCTTCTGCACTCGACCGACACGGGCCAGCATGTCGACCATTCTCGAGTCACCGTCGGCGAATGGATTGAACATTGGATCACGGCGGGAGCGCCCGGTCGCAAGAAGCAGCGCCCCGGCCGCCGGGCGGTCGAACGTTACGGCCAGCTCCTCCGGGTGCATGTTGCACCATCGCTTGGGAAGCACCGGCTGCAGAAG